GTTTCGATTATTATACGATGTTCTTAGCGATTACGTTTTTACGTCCAGCACTAACTAGAGGCGTTCCGTACATGAGTTGTAACCATTTGTATGATGTATCGGTAACAGCAAGGTCATATTTTATCATGCTTCCAAGTTGTTTCCAACAGAGTACATCCCGATCGTGCATAAGAAGATACGCTTTAGCAGCACCTGGAAGGACGCTATTAACATCAATCTCGTGCGCGGAACCAGAACCTGCAGGTTTAACTCTTCCAATGAATTCATGGCCAGCAGTCGTTCCAACTGGAGCTCTGAAAATATTAAAATAGAGAGGACTTCCTGTATAAGAAATTTCAGTTTCTACTGCATCACCAGCAGCCACTGTAACTGTTTCTTGAGTACTTCCAGAAGTCTCACCGTCTTTATAAACAGCAGAGATAACATAAGAGTAATCACCAGCATCAGCTGATTTAAACTCAGAATCTCCACTAGCGCCACCAGCACCATTAGCTGTAGTAGGAGCTGCAGAAGCAGAAATACTAGCAGGTAGTGGTGATTTTCTAGGTCTGTTGAATAGACTAGGCTTAAAACGGAAATCAAGAGTACCAGTGTGCTCTTTTACTCTGTTTCCAGAAGTAAGAGTATCACCAGGAAGACTTCTTTGTTTCTGATAAAAACTTCTAGAAAAAGAAGAGTGAATATCAGTACCTAGGTAACAATCCATGGCCATGCCAAAGTTATTAACATTTTTCAATGCCATGTCTTCAGCAAGATCATCATCAAATGATCCTCTAACGTCGATGATTACAGAATCATCAGCACCAGCAGACTCATATCCAGCAAAAGCCGTAGACTTATATTTAGAATCTTGTTCTTTAACTTGAATTTGCTTTTCAATCCCATCATACTCAAGAGAGTTAATGTCAGAATCAGCTTCAAACATAGTTCGTTCGTTGCGAGCTAGCAATTCAATTGTTTTGTTCTTAACTTCACGAGCAATAACCGGTCCGTGCGCAGCTTGAATCAAAGTAAGATCATGTTGAACTTGACCTTGAGTACCAAGATACTTAACTTGGATTACTTCTCTTGCATACTGAGCATCAGTACTAGTTGGTGTTCCGCCCATCTGGAAGAAAGGTGATACTTCCTGTCCATAAGAGTTTTGAACGTTGTACTCATGTACAGTTTGTGGAACTCTTTCTTTAATTATGTCTTTCCATAATTTAAGGTGCTCCAAACCATGAGTAACGAGTTTAAGTGTTCTGTCAAGGTCCTCAACTGATAATGCTCCACCTTGCGAAAGCGCGTTAGGTGCAGTAGTACCATAGTTTTGGCTAATTGAAAGGGCTTTGTTGAGCTCTTCCACTTCCTTAGCAGAGTGGCTACCAAATCCAGTGATCGACGGATCATTGGCGACTTGATCGATAATTTGTGACATATGTCTCTCCATTAAAATTATTTTTGTTATTAGTTAATTGTATTTTGTAGTTTGTTAATTAAATTATACTATTTTTTACTTTGAATGTATTTTTCTAACATGCCTCTTGCTCGTGTATCATAGATACATCCATTATTCTCAAGCTCGACCACATGATCATCTCTGAAATCAGTGATTGACTTGTTTAAGGCTAATTCTTCAGCAGCATCAAGCATCTCAGATTTACTAAAGAACTCTTGTTTAGGTTGTACATTCTCACCAAGAGACTTTTCAACAGCTTCAACATTAGTAATCGATTTAGCTTGTCTTGGTCTATTGGCAAATGACTTAACTAATTCTTTTTGTTCATTTAATGATTTAGTAAGCTCTTCAATTTTTCCAACAAACTTCTCAGAAGTTCTTTCTACAACAGATTTAATTAGATCTTCTTTTTCTGCAACTTCCGCTTTTTTGAAATCTTCTTGCTCTTTAACTTCTTTAGCTTTTTTAAGCTCAAGATATTCATTAAACTCTTCTTCAGTCAATGATTTCTTAAAAGGAGCCATTTTAGGAGCTTCAGCAGCTTGAGCTTTACGCTCTTTGATTTGATTCATTTCTTTAACTTGATCTGCTTCTTCTTGGTCTTCATCTTTAGCATCTTCAGAAATAGCACCATCATAGTCTTTAGCGCGTACACCATCTTCATCGCTTTTAGGTACATCACTAATTTGTTTAGGTCGTCCAGCGCCTCGTGTCGCATCATCTTGTGCTTTTGGAGCAGAACTTGCTACTTTATCAGCTTGTGTAGATGCATCGTTAGCAATATCAATTGATTTTTCAACTTCTTCGACAAATAACTCATCGATTAACGCGTCAATTGACTTATTCAAATCTTCGGGGTTATTATTTTGCTCTTTAGACATTTGATTCTCCTTATTCTTATGCTTTAATTATATCTAAGTATAGTCTATTTATTTTCGGGATACTCAATATTTGGGAATTTAGTTTCCATTCTACCTCTAACAGCTTCCCATAACTCTACTCTATTAGTGTCTGGGTATAATCTATGTAACTTATCTAACATCTCAATCATCATAGATTTATACATTTTAGAGTCACATTTCTTCATTTTAACTTGCTTTTCAGGCTTTTCCATTTGATCTGAAGTATCTTCTTTCTTCTTTTTCTTCTTAGAGTCTTTACTAGACATATTTGAGGTAGCCATAGCATCCCCATTGGTTCTAGTATTAGGCGCTTGCATACCGCCATCTCCCATAGATAGTGCTTTTTTAATGATTTGCATAACTTGGTCCGCGCTAAAAGTAGCACCTTCATCTTTACTATCATTATAGTTCTCTTCCACACTATTGATTTCAATATCATCGGCAGCGTTCATGGACTTGAGAATATCTGCGTAAGTGCCTGCATTTACAGGATTCATAGTCAACGCTACGGCATTGATTCTACATTTTTTAATTATATTTGAATTATTAGGATCCCTTTCTAAGATTTGTCCCTCAACAGATAAGCCCATACGGCCAGTATCACTACTTCCTAATGAGTCCATAATCTCTTTAACAGGTTTAGCTCTAGAGTGGTTCTTGAATAAACGACCTTTAATAAATAAGCCTTGGTCAGTTCTTTTATAGCCATCTAAGGTACCTATTGTGTTCTCAGGCCCACGTTTATGGTCCCAGTTTAAGATCCCTCGTTTCTGGTCAACCGGAGTCAGATCCATACCTTTTTGGATTATAGTTTCACCTTGTTGGTCTAAATCACAATTAGAAGCCAAACCAGCTATATTCCAATCCCCGTCCTCACCTTTTTCCAAGGTTGCAGGCATTACGAATTTAAAGTTATCACTCATAGATATCCTCATAACATGTATCATTAGTATCTATTTAAATTATATCAACTAATTTAGTCAGACGTTTTATCTATGAAGTCTCTAGTAATAGTGGCGTTGTTATGAGATTCTAGTAACTCAGATAGTTCAATTTCAAAATCAAATTCTTTTAAAAGTTTGGTTAATTCACTCACAGCTTCTTTTAAGACAAAATGTGTCTTTGTATTAGACCCACCTAATAATTTAGATAATTCTGCTTGTGATAGCTCCGGCATACTTCCATCAGCTTTTGAAGTTCTTTTGACATACTTCCAAAAACAGTATTTGTCCTTTTGTGAGTTAAACCACCAGGCACATGGTGGTTCAGCTATGACTTTATTTTTATCTAATTGAGGCGTACCTTCTGGGCAATCTTCTTTAGGTAGAGTATCTCTTTGTAAGGGGCAACAATTCCAGAAATTGTTACTCTCTTCAAGTTCTGGTAGTTTGTCTACCAACTTTAACTTTTTCATTTACATCTCCAATCATCCTTAATTATGAGATTTGTCCGCTCAATGTTACATTAGAAATATATCAAGAACTTAACTATAAGTAAATAAAAAAGCCCAACTAAGTTGGGCTCTGCGGTTTTAGTGGTAAAAAGACATTACATTCCAAACATCTTAATATGCTCACCGGTCATTATATACTCTTTTACATATTGACGTTTATTAGTAAACGCCTTATTAAATAGATTTTGAAGTTTTTGAGTATTACCTTTAACTACATTTTTAAGAGACATGCTAACGGGGGCTTGTATCAAAGGACATCTACTAAATGTGGCAACTATAGTTCCCCACATAGTATTAAATTCTTGTTCATAGAGACCGTTTAGTGACTTTCCGCACCGGAGATTAACCATTTCATCAGCTGCTTTTTCATCTACACTATCAAATCCATGTACCCAATACTCATTAACTATCATTTTCTTATATTGAGCAACGCTTAAAGACATTCTTTTCGCGGCAATAGCATCTAGATAGTCTACTTTTCTTTTAATCATCAAATATCGCGACTCTAGTTCCCCGTCTAACTGACCTCCTAATCCACCAAGACGTGCCCGGTGACTCATTAGAGTACCATTAGGTGAAATGAAGCGCGTATCCATATTCTGAGCAATCTGAAACCCCATACTTGCTGCGAACAGCGTGATAGTGTGTATCTTTTGTGGAAGCGCTCTCATAAAGTCAATAAGATCTAAACCTGCACCTACAGAGCCTCCTGGGGTATTTAGAATTAGGTATATCTCTGCATCCTCATTAAGACGGTGGCTTAGTTTTAGCATTTCTCGCTGAACTTGTGACGCGGACTCACTAGTAACAGGACCTCTAAAAATAACTATATTTTTAGATTCTAATGTAATGGTTTTACTTGCTTGTTTTAGTTTGGGTAAAATTAACGGAGATTTTAATTTCTTAGTAATTGGTATTTCTAAATCTACGACATTTTGTTCTGATTGAATGGTTGTGATTTTTTGGTATTTCTTAAAGACTGCAGGCCCAGTAAATAGGACTCCTCCAGCGATAGTAAACACCAGTAATAGTTTAGTTAGCATGCTCTTCTCCTTTTATGAGGCCTTACTAGTTTTAAGTTCCTTCAGTAAAGACTCGCAAAAGTATAGTTTAGAGTATACCTTTTTGTACGTTTTCATACACACTATATTAGAGTTTACGATTTCGTCCAAAGCGGAAATCAAAGTATCTCTAATGTCTAAAAGTGCGTAAATTCTCTTAGTTTTCATACTTTAATTATACCTTTTTACTATACGTTTCCTGATCTACTGAAAAGATCTTTATCTCATTATAACCAATAGTCGCAGTTAAGTATATAGTAATTAATCTGCAACATAGTTTTTAAAACACTTATCTCGCCAATTACAGCTTTGGCACCAATCTTTAGTCATTGGAGGGAGTTGTTTATTATCCGTGGCTGACTTTACAAGTTGCATTTTCTCTATTACAGCTTTGAAATAAGGAGCTAAAAATGGCTCTTCACAGATAAACTCTCGCATTTCTGAGTTGTCCTTATTATAATAAAGGAACCTTACTCTTTTTACTTGGTCTTTAGGTTTAATATCTTCTATATGATCATATTTTCCATCTTTTAAAGCTTTATTAAATAAATAAAAATAAATAGCAGCTTGTATAACATGTTCGTCTTTGGGTTTTTTTAAATAAGAAAAACCTTTAGTGTTAATAGACTTCCACTCTCCAATCTCTAATTCTCCATCTAATCTAAGGATAGCATCAATTTTAGCACTTACTTCTAAGTCTTTATCTTTTAAAGGGAATTCATCATCATATTTACTAGGATCGAATCTATCTATTGGTCTACTTCCATCTTTATTTTTGTAATCAATTAAAATTCCAGCTTTTCTAAAATAATCTCCAAGTAACTCATGTACCGAGTCACCTAGATTCATAATCTTTTTAGCTTTAAGTGGAAAACCGTAATCAGGTTCTACATTATTATAAGAATAATATATTTTTCTAAGACACGGAGACCCTAGAGAGCTTGGCCTAAATTTAGGATCACTCTTATAAGTTGTTTTAGGAACATCTAATAATTCATCAATATATGTCAGTAAACTCTTTTTCATATTACCTCATCAATTACATCAAATTCTAGAAGGTCATTAGCATCGAAATATGCATCAATATGAATACCTTTAGTTCTCCAAAATTCTTCACTTTGATTACTAAATTCAGCCATAGTATCACACCATAGTTTTTCCTCACGTTCTACTTGCTTAAGTGTGGATTTATGTACCGATATTCTGTCTTCTAAACCATATCCAGCTTCGTGCCACATGAAGTATGCATATTTACTCATACGTCTTTTATCGCCGCACGCTAGAATCAATGTTGCAGCTGACATTATATGTCCAAACCCTTCGGTTACAATATGACATTTACTACTAGTAATTCGCCCAACAACCGCCATGGCTTCGTATGTGTCTCCACCAGGACTATTGATCTTTACCGTTACCTTAGATTTACCTTCCGACTCCATTTGAGTAAGTGCGGCATCTACGATGTCAAACCAACCTTGGATGATTTCACCAGATAATGTGATAGTTCTATTCTTAAAGTCAACGCCATACTCGAATGCATAACTAAGCATAAGAGATGTGGCAGTTAACTTATTATCAATAGTTGTACGATCACTTATATTGAAATTTTTAGTCGTCTTGTGCTGCTTTTTCACTAGAAGCCTCCACTACGGCCACCACATTCACAGGGCTCATGACCATAACGTCTTTACCGGTCATCCTGATTGCTTGAGTGTCACGCCCGTAATAGACTCTGTTGCCGATAGCCAAACTACCGGAGTAGTCTTCGCCCAGTGCAATAATAGTTCCTTGAGAGTCTGATACTTCAGCATCAACAAACAAGGAATTATTTGACTTTTCTGGTTTCTTTTGAAGCTTCTCGACTAAAACTTTATCCTTCAGTACTTTTAGATTCTTCATTAGTTTCCTCTTTGATTTGTCTTGAGATTCGATCTACAATGATTTTTGCTCTATGCTCGCCTTCTTTACCAAAAGGAACTTCTAGAACTTGGCCGATAGTCACACCAACTAAGGCTTCTTCAATTTCTTTAGGGAGGGTGTAGTTACCTTGGTTTAAACTAATCACTTGAAGTTTAGATTCTTCACCATATTCTTTTTCGCTTGATGGTTTAGTTGAAATAGTAAGTCTTAGCAAGTCGCCGTTCTCAGATTTCTCAACAACTTCATAGTCCGTTGCCGTATCTTCAATATCCGCAACCCTATTAGCTAATACTGTAGGATCAATTTTAAATTCTTCACACACAATTTGTTCAATAGCAGTTAATCTAGTAACCAAACCCGCCATTTCTCTTGACTGGTTCTGTGCTAGCTTGTAACCTAGCTGTTGAATCTCTTGAAAGATTGTATTTTTAAGAGCGTGGTCCGTAGCTTCTGCAACAAGATTGTTAAAGGAAGTTTGCGGTTTAGGATCTACTTTGTTTCCGTTTTTTCTTTTATTTTTATTTTTCGGCACGTCTATTCCCCCTAAGTGTGGTTTTGATTTTTATTAATAGTATTTTAATAATATCTTTAAATGTTAAATATGTACATAGTTGTTTATTGCTCTCTTGTAACAATATCTTGATGTTTTGGATTCATTTTATTTATTTGTCGTTGGGTATTATACTTCCCAAGTGCTAAATTACTCATAGTATCAACTCTTGAGGTAGCACTTCAACAGTAGTACCATTGTCTAACTTAACTACTACATAAGGAGCATCTAAACCGATACACATACCGCTTCCTTTATCATTAATTTGCACTCTCTTACCACCTAAGTTTCTGTGTTTAAGTGCAAAAGAGATTTTGTCTGGGGTATCAATATGATCTCTCTCTTTCTTAGGTTCTTGTTTTGGGGGTGGTCCTTGATTCATACTTGGTTTTTTACCACTTGCTCTAGCCGCTAGTAGTTTGAGCGTTGCTACCTCATCAGAAGTGAATAAAGAAGTAATCTCTTCTTTTCTTACCTCTCCAGACTCTATAATATCAACTTGGGCATCTAAAAACGCGTTAACTTGGTCTTTAACTTCTTTAGCTACATCTTTAAATTTACCGCTATCGATTTTAGATAAGTTGTCTTTAACTAGTTTAAAGAACTCAGCCTTTAGTAGCTTAGTTTGTATTTCTTTGAATTGGTCGTTTAACTTGCTCATCAATATTCCTTTAATTCCCAGTTTTTATAATCATCTGATTTAATACATAGTTCATCTGCTTCAATAGTATTACCTTCCGCATCTAGCCACATGATGGCTAGCCACGCTTCAATTGAGTCCACAGTATCAACTGCCATTACAAAAATACATTGGTCTTTTTCTTGGTTTTCATAAGTTTCGCCTTCTAAAAATAAATCTTCATAACTATCCATATTAATGTTTCCTTTTAGATAAGAACTTAATGCTATTACGGTCTTTCGAGTACTTAGGAAATACTCTAAATTGTGAACTGAATTCAGGATACTGTCTATATAACATATCATTAACTTCAGTTTCTAAATAACTAAGAGTCTCTTGATCAAACTCCATGCCTTTAAATTGCTGTAGAATGTGATTTAGCGCTGTAGCTATCCCTTTATCCATACTGATATTTTATACTATATAGTGTGATTTGTAAACTAAGAACTTAGCTTATTTAGATATAAATGAGGTTTTAGTTTTTAACTTTATTTTGAATATAATCATTCCACTTATCTGAGCCGATAAATGTCATCTTTCCACCTGGTTCAACTTTCCAACCAGCTGGTAACTCTATTATTTGCGAGGTTCTAGTATTTGGGTGAGTTGCACCTATAACTGGCATCCAAGAGTCTGTCTTCTTGCCATAATTAGAGCCATTCCCTAATAGTGTTGATAATTTATACACTTTAGGAGATCCATCTGAATCTTGGTAAAACCGTCTGCAATATTTACATGTTTTTGAATCCCCAACTATAACTCTATACACGTACACATCACTTAATTGCTTTTCTGGGTTAAGGCTGACAATTCTATCAACGCTTCCAGCACCTATGGCATTACTCATTTCAGTTAACGCTACTCTTTGCCAATCTCTATTTGCTTGTTGCGAGGTGTCTCTTAGCCTTTGTCTAACTTTACCTAAACTAGATTCTTTTACTAATTGATCAGCGTCATAAGGTCTTTTTAAGTTTTGAAGAGCATTCATTTTGTATTCATCATTATTTTGATATACGATACCCTCAACCCTTGAAGTCACATCCATCTTAAGTTTTTCAATTAATTGTTTAGTTTTATCATTAAGACTTTCTATAGTATATTCGTGTGCATCTCCTTTAGGTACTACTCCAGGGATTGCTTGTTGCTGCTTCATATCTTCTACTGATGTAGGACCGCCTTGCTCTGTAGCTGGATTTAAGAAGTTATGATTATAGATCAGTTCTAACAAAGATTCCTTGTTATCTACGTCTATACCTCTAGCTTTTAAAGCGGCTAGTTCTTGTTTGGTAAAAATCGCTTTTCCAAGAACTGAGACAGTAAGCTTCTTATGGTGCTTATCTATAATTTGTCTAATTTTATCTAACGTCTCTTTACTAGTTACCACGAAAGTCCTCGTCTAGAGCATCATTAATCTCTTCTAACATTTCAAGATAGAGCTCTTCATAAATCTTTTCCAAACGCTGATTCATGTGGACCATTGCTGGATCATCAAAAGATTCTTGTAAATGAATCTCACCTGTCCGATGCAAGTCTAGTGCTTTATAAAGATTCTCCTCTGCTTCTTCTACAGTTTCATCTTTTTCTAATTCTATTTTAACTCTCATTTATTTTAGTCTCTATTACGGTATAGTACCTAGTTGTATTTAAGTCATTTATATATTTTTCGGCATGTTCTTTGCTTTGGAAGCTTTTTAGGCACGAAGAACCTATAGATGTAACCTCAACCGCACTGTACACATAATTTAAGTGCTGTAATTTAATGGCTACAATCTCTAAACTATTAATAAAGTGCATATTTTTCTTATACTTGCCCGGTCTAGAATTTCTATTCTTAAATACCGCGTCTTTTAAGAGTTGTATATAATCGAGTGCTGCTTTAGCTGAATTGAATTGTTTTGGGTCTTGTTTTATACCATCTAAATGTAACTCATACTTGATCATAGATATCCTATTTATTTATCTTATAATACTCTATTCTTACACTTTTTTGAAATTCATTCTCTGGAATTGAATCCTCAGTCTCATCTTCTTCTTTTAAAATACTATCTATCTCTTCATCTGTAAAGTCTGGTTTATCCTCTTGCGGGTCTCCACCCTCTTGAGTAGCCTCACCAGGAGCGGGCATATTAGCTGCCGCATTTTCCTTTGCTGCTTTGGAGAACACTGCATACCATTGCATATAATTAGGATCTAATATAACATCATCCATTCCAGGCAAAGGAGGTAGTCCGTCTTCCGTCCGAATCTCATTAACAGTTTTCTTATAAGAGACTTCTTCTTTTTGTCTCTCACGAGCAGCATCTTGAGATTCTGAATTCATTCCAGTAAAAACTAATTCAAAATCAGAATCAATCATATCAATAATATTAGTATTAATATAACTAGCTAAAAACGTAAGTAGCGGATACAGGCCTTTATCCTTAGATTGATCTATCTTTTGTTGAGTGTTATCTCCAGTGTTCATTCCACCTTTACTACCACCTTCATCTTTCATCCCAATACCAATTTCATATGGGTCTATTTGGTAGATAGCACAAATCATCTTAATTAGATAATTCATCCATCCTGCAAATTCAATATCGGAGTGGTTTTGGGTTAGTGGGATCCAATTAACATCGTCCATGCCTGCAAAGATCGGAGTTTGAAACGAGTTTTTAGCACCCTTAATCATATGGTGCCATTGTTGTCTAATTGATTCTAATTTACGTCTTGGAATGTTTGCCTTAAGGTGTAAGATGCCTTTAGCAGAGAAACCTTGAGTAAAATAAGCTTGGTTATAATATTCTGTATTTAAATGACTAGATACTATACCCACTAATAATTCTAATTCTGCTACACTATATCCATTATTATAAAGATCAGTAGTCATATTTCGCATGCCGATCTTCATTTCATCTTCAGTATAAGCTCTTTCAATACGACCTCTTACTACTTGAACGTATTTATATTGATCTGCTTCTAATAGCTCTTCATCTAGTTCAAATGCATCTTTCTTTTCCATAGCTTCTAATTGCTTTTCTGGGTAAAGTAAGTCCACATTAGTTTGTGATCCTTGGAACTGTTTATATTTCTTTAATGCTTGAGTCGCAAATTTAATAGTCCCTGCATCTACTGGGAAGAAGTGATGTGGTTTACCAGCTTCAGTAGGTACTACTTCTGTGCTGATAAAATCATAAGTTAAAGAGTCTCTAACACTAGCTCTTAAGAATGCGTCAAATCTCCATTTCTTAGTTTCGAATGGACGCTCCTCTAACTCTCCACAATTAACTATAAACTTCTCAATCTTACTTCGACGCTCTCTTATTTGCTCTTCTAATAGCTGTTTAGCTTTACGCTCAACTTCCCAATCAATAGCTTCTGCCTCATCATCTGACTGATCTACGTCTTCTCTATCAACCTCATCAACTTGTTCGGTTTCTGGATCTATAGCTTTTTGCATTTGAGCGTCTACATCAAGTTCCTCTTCCTCTTCTGGTGCTTTTTTCTCTTTTTGTTTATTTTCGGCTTCTAATTGTTCTTTTATTTTTCTAAGAAATGCTTGCTCATCTTTAAGTTTAATCATAAATCCACGTTCTTGTTCTGAACGTACTAATCTAGAATGGTTCGATACTTGATTTTGTCTAGTTTGAATTACTGCAGCTACCGCCGAATCTTTATAGGCCATTTGTTTAAGATGTGAATTTAATACCCTATGTGGCTTTTCTTTATAGCCTTGTGAATTAATTTTGTATGACGGTTCATCAGTAATTGATTTACCATAAACCATATCAGCTTCACTTTGATCACCGTTAGTTCCGGTACTTGCTTTTTCTAATATAGAGTGTTCTGCATTTCTCTTGATAGAATCTAAATAAGCCTCTCCAGCCGATAGAGCTTTTTTGAATATATTTTGTTTCTTTTCATCTGACATTCGTTATCCTATACATTGATTGAAATTATATCCATGTTACAAATAGAGCCCGACGCATTGCTAATAGTTATAGAAGTTACAGAGCTCCTTAAATACAATACTACGTTCTTAGTTCCCGCTTTCTTAGGTTTTAGAGGAATTGAATCGGTTGATGCGTTTAATTTTATAGTTACTTCTTGGTCACAAGATATAATCAGATATTCATTATCTGAATCAGCTAAAACTATACTTTGATCTACTACAGAATCTGCAATAGATATCTTTTTTCTACATAGCTCAGAAGTTTCATCTTCAACTATACTTTTTAAGGTATCTATATTTTGTGGGTTATTATTAGTTAAATCGTCTCCTGAAAGGAAATCAAAAATCAGTCTGAGCATATATTATTCTCCGATTTGTTATATCTTTATAATTATATCAACTAAAATGCAAAAGAAACACCTTCATCTGATTCGTCTTCAATCTCCTCGCGTCTAACTAATTTTCCAGTTTCTGGGTGTTTAACATAGCTGTCAGAATTATCCATCACTTGGTTATATTCATCAAATCTGCCATCCGTTGCTAGCATTTCAGGGCTAGGTGCTGTATAAGCCACTCCATTGCTATCCGTCTTTACCCCATAATCCTTCACAGGCATTGCAATCTCGGTCTTAAAACCATAACCAGCGTCTTCGGCGGCTAGATATGATGAAATAGCTACCGAATCAGCAAAATCATCAGAACCACCTGCAGGGTGTCCTATCTTGATGTTGCCAGAAGCAGATTGCTCTACTACCAACTCTTTAAGTTCCTTAGTTTGAATGGGGTTATCAAGAAAATCAATACCTTGAGAATGTACTAATTTCTTCATATTAAAGTAAATTTTCTTTTTAAAAGTAGGTGTAAAGGTATGTTCTTGTAAGGCTACTCCATGATTATCAAAGATTTCTTTTAATGGTTGAAAGGCAAATTGATCTGCCGCTACCCAAGGAATATCAAATTCCTTACATATAGTTCTAACATATTGAGCTACTTCAGATGCTTTAATAGGTGCTACTTTAGAACCTTTCCAGCCCTTAGATACGTATTGCTTAACTCTAGTTCCATCATAGCCAACCACTGAAAACGTGAACCTGTCCGATTTAAAGGCTGCGTCAATAGCTGCATAGTATTTACACTCTTTATCTGGAGCTCTAAAGTTAACACCTTTTATTACCGACATATCTATGAATTCGGGTAAAATAAAATTAGATAAAGAGTCCACAAAGTTGGCTCGGTACTCGGTATCAAACCCATCTTCGTCTAGTTTCCATTCAATTATAAATTCATTTTTGGGGAGTATTGTATTAAATACCCAACTTGGGGTTTTGAAAACTACATAATTTTTAGGTAGTTTATTCTCTTGCCATTTAAGATACTCATTATATAAGACTCCTTGCTTGATGCCTGGAGACGACAATTTAATCATCATGGCTAGATTTCCAAACTGTTTCATATTTGGTCTCACCGCTTTTAATATTTTGTCATCAGTCTCTTTTAGATTCTCATCTAAATTCCAATAACAAATCTCATCACACAGTACCGCACATGCCGCAGTTCCTCGAGTCGTCTTACTAGAGGCTGCTCCAACTTTAATTTGAACTCTTGACCATTGTATTTTCTGATCAACGATCCATGGGGTTTTTAAGTTCATTGTAGAGGTTGTGTTTTTCTTTTTCTTATCTACTAGTCTTATTAATACTGGAGATTCATCGATTAAGGTTCTAATTAAGTCCAATACTTCATCTGAGAAGTCTCTTGAATGCGATAATACTAATACGTGTGCTGAAGGGGTTTTCTTTAAAAAAGGTTTCCAATTATTAGTTACTGCACAATAAATAGCTAACATAGCCGAGAGCGTAGTCTTACCTCCACGTCGTCCGATTATTAAATCAATCATATTAATGATGTCATTATCGGTTACTACTACATTTGAATAGTCTTTTCCGGTCATATACTTAAATAATTCAACTTCTGTCATCTCTTGGAATACGAGATCCATTTCGCCATTATCAAAAGTCTCTACATAAATATTATGCTTTTCGAAGTAATCTAGTTCTTTATTAAAAACTATTTTAAGAAATACCGTCTGTGCCGGAGATGGATTAAAGTTCATAAAGCCAGGGGCTTTTATAAAATTATTAATGGGATCTTGTTTAATCTTTTTTACAAGACCTTCCCAAATTTGTGCGAATTGTGCATTCGTTAATTTTTTTAAATCCATTTATACCTTGTAACTATATAAAATAATAGTTATTTATCTTCACCAAATATCACTCTGTAGTCTATATCGACAATATTTTCATCAACCGGTTCTTCAGGGCGCCCGCTATTTATAATATCATCTAAACGGTGAAGTAATGTCCTAACACCTTCGCTCATTGTTACAGATTCTTTCAGATGGTTCAGTTCTTTTGATACGTTAGGGAGTCTTATTTGCATAGGTATTCCATCAGTATTTTTTAGAACTTCTCCGGTAGATGGATGTCTCTTTAAGAAATCCCCATGCCGACTGAAATACGCTAAATACTCCTCAAGTTCTTTTTCTAGTTGGAGAATTCTCATTTTTTTAAAATTGTTCTCTAAATCCATTAACTTATGAGATTGTTGTAATTGGACGCTTTGTATTTTTTGCACACCTTCAACAATATAAGCTTTTCTCAACTCAGGTAATTTATGTTCTTGGACGATCTCTTTAATTTTCTCTAAAGGTTGATATGTGTGTTCTGCAATCTCGTCTATAGTCATTCCAGAAGCTATATACATTGATTTGATCACATCAAGTGAAACTCCTTCTTTTTTAATTTGCCTAGGCGCTTTAGTGCCGTGGATTGGTAAAAGCGTCAACTTTTTATCTTCGTCTCTATTCTCACCGTCCATTAAGAACTCCTGTTATACCAATTATACCAAGAGATTAGTAAAACTATAAATACCTAAGTACTAAGTCTTTGTAATTATTACATGTTACTCTATCTATAGACTCACGAGTACCACAATTGTACCGTACCCACCAAAAAAGCTCTTTATCGGAATACGTTTTATGAAACCACATAAGGACTTTGGCTCCAGCTTCAATTGAATATTCTAGATCTGTGGTAAGTTTATCTATATCCATATCATATGACTCAGCAGTTCGGTAATGGATTTGTGAGATTCCAAAATCTGAACATACTTTAGTTTCTTCCTCTAAAGTACTGACACTTTCGTGCTCTAGTTGTATAGTTAGCACTTCTAATCCGAGGTGGCATCCTTTAGCTGATAATTCGTAACTTGATTCTTGCATAAGAATTGCAGTGTATATATTAGCTGGGATCTTATACTTCCTACTTGTCGTGTATATAAGATTACTTATACGATACGCTTCTTTTTCGTTAATCGTTGGCTTATTTTTCTTTATTTGGCAATATATCGGATGTTCCTGGCAACTCAAGCTGTCTGCTTTGGCACTCTTCATCGTCAATACCAGAAGCACTATTAGTATGATATTCTTCATTTGATCCTCCAATAAATTCTTGAACTTTTTTCAAAGCTAAGTCAAATATCCACCTATCGGTAATTACTCTTTTTCTATAAGTAGGTAATAATTGACTAATTAAATCTTCAATATTCATCTTTATTCTATCTTTTCTAAAGGTATTACCCCACCAAGATAATCTTATGTAAATCAATAGACCTTTAGTATTTTGGTCTATTAATAATTCAACATCCTTGACAGTTGGGTCTGTTGTAAATATATTTAATTTTAGGTTATTAATTAATTGAGGGGAGTTTAATAACTCCATTTCATACAACCATTTAAGTCCAGCTGCTTGTGTCTTAACCGTATCTAACGTATCATCTGGTAAATCATCTATTTTTATATCTGGCATTTAAAAACCCCTAAATCTTTTACTTCAACGTATTGTAAAGCGCGACCATCTTCTTTAACAGCTTCTAAACAAATTTCATCAGTTTGGTTTTTAACGTGTTCTAAAGCAAAACCGTTTCGTTTAACAGCTTCTAAACATATCTCTTCAGTTTGTTCTTTAACGTATCTTAAAGCCCAGCCATCTTGTTTAACAGCTTCTAAACAAATTTCATCAGTTTGTTCTTTAACATATTCTAAAGCCCAGCCATTTTGTTTAACAGCTTCTAAACATATCTCTTCAGTTTGGTTTTTAACGTACATCAAAGCCCAGCCATCTCGTTTAACAGCTTTTAAACAAATTTCTTCAGTTTGCTCTTTAACGAATTCTAAAGCAAAACCATCTTGTTTAACTGCTTCTAAACATATCTCTTCAGTTTGGTTTTTAACATGTTCTAAAGCAAAACCATAGTCCTTAACAGCCTCTAAACATACCTCTTCAGTTTGGTTTTTAACGTGTTCTAAAGCAAG